AGTCATGAGTTTCTAAGGAACTACGAATTTGAAGCTTCATTGCTTTTCGTGGATCAGCAAATTTTTTCAAAACATCAGCGTAAAACGCATTCCATTTTATTGTTGCCTCCAATTTGTCAATTCCTGAGAATAATTCGAATTTACCAATCATACCTAAAGCCTTATGCTCTGAAAGCATAAATGTAATATCTGGTAAATTTACCTCCTCCGCTTTTCCAAGCTGTGAAACACCGTCAACGTACACGTTGGCGTTTGTCAATCTGTTTACTTGTATCTGTGGCATGGCTTAAACGATTTGAGTTAGTAAATTAATATCTAAATAAGACTTGAACGTAATTCTTTCGGCTGGAGTTGGACCCATAAATACAAGATCAAATGTTACGTGTCCAGCAGCTAATTCTTCAGCAGGATTATCAGCAGGGTTGTAAACACATTTTGAACCAGATAAAACAGCACCACGACCAATTAAAGTTCTGAAAAAACCATTTGCCGTGTCTCTTATAGCATCGATTGTAGCCTGATTAATCGGGCGGTCAATAAACGGCAGCATAGCTTGCTCTAAAGATTCGTGAACAATATCCGCAATTCTACGAATTGGAATAAAGTTTTTCGGGTCTGTATTTGTTGGAAATGCAGCCGATCTATTACCCCAAGTTCTTGTTCCTGTTCCATAACCCGTGAAAGTAGTTGTGATGCCTTTTTCGTTAAGCAAATTAGCTTCTGTTGAAGCGTCATTTACCGAAGCGGTAACAATATATTCAGTTCCTACAATTCCCTGAATAGCGTGATTTGATGGTGATACCCAATAACCTTCATTTAAGTCTGTGTTAGCAATAACACCAGCCATAAATTGAGAATAAGGGGCGTTTACATTTGAATCTGAATCAGCGTCATAAACTTTCAAATGCGGACAAAGCAAGTAAGCTCTGTAACTATCTGTTTTAAAGTTTATCGTACTTGCTGGTCCACGTCCTGCAATGGCTTGTGAAACTGTAGTCGTTACAGGTGCGTCAATCAATGCAATAGCACGATATTTTTCAGCCAATGCGATAAATTCAGTCGCTACAGCTACTAATTCAATGTAAACAGGAGCGATTAATATTTTTGGATAAAAACCAAAAGTATTAAATACTAGTTCCAAGCATTTTGAACCAGTACGAACACCAGCGGTATTTGTTCCGATTATTTGAGCCGAAGTAACTGTTCCTGTGTCTAAAATCTTGAAACTGAATTTCAAAATTAAGTCTTCAGCAGCTACAGCAGACAAAGCTGTAAAATTACCGAAAGCATCAATAGTGTAATCTGTTCCTGAAACGCCTGCAAATGGAGTAGTTCCGTCTTCATCAAAAATAGTTACAGCACCGATAGGAGCAGCAGACAATTTCAATTTACCGTTAGTGATTGTTTGAGATTCCAAAGTCACTTGCTCGGTATTCGTTGTACTATTAAATGCATTTACAACAATAACCGTTGCTGGTCCTTGTTTGAAAATAGCATCCAACGCTTGCGGAATAGTAAAACCTGGCAATTGTTGTCCAAACTGGACAGCATCGTTTGGTGACAAAACCAAAATAGGTTCGTTTGCAGTTCCAATTGGAGCAAGTCCAACCAGTGCGATAACCGAGGATTTAACAACCTGAACAGGTCGTGCGCCTTGGTCGATTTCTATGGTTTCGACACCATGTAAATAGTTAGCTGCCATATTTGTTTTTTAATTAATTAAATTATTTTTTTTATTATTCTGGAATTTCAATAACATTTATTTCTCCGTCAGGTTCGTCAATTGTAGTTATTTTTTTAAGAATTAAAGTTAAATCTTCGGTAAAATCTTCAACATGTACTGCTGTAGTTTGAAAAATTACGTTGTAATTCCACATATTGTTGATTTTTTCAGCGTTTTCACCTCCTATTGTATGATGTTTTGTAACTTGAATTCTTCTGCATCCTGAAGGCTGAAAACCTGTAAGTGCTTTTTTTAAAACACTAGCCAAATTGTAAATTCCTAGACTTCCACGTAAAAATGTACTTTCAATTAAAACTTGGATAAAAACCTTTTCTTCTTGTGAAATTTGGGCAGTACTTAGTGGACTTGCGTATTCAGAACCTGCGTAAATTACGGTAAACTTTGCTTTTGTAGGCAATGGCACTTTTCTATCAGCCTCCAATTCAGGAAGTTTTTCGACTGTGATACCGACCGTTAAAAACGGTGATAGTCTTGCCACGATTTCGGTCTCTAAGTTTTCGTAATTCATTTTATTCAGGTGTTGCGTGACGTAATCGAGCTACAAATGTTTCTCCGTCAAATTTAGTTCTAACCTCGGCTACCGCAAAGTATCCAATTCCTTCGATTGTCACAAATTCAGGTAGTCCGCTGTCAACTCTTGATTTAAGATTTTCAAAAAATCCAATCCTGTACTCCATAAATGGTTCGTCTGGATGCCAAGAATCAATTCCTGAAAGTTCTTGCTTTTCTGACGGGTCTTTATAACCGACTCTAGCGGTAAATGTATCTGACTCACTTATCCAAACAGCATTGTACCCCATTGTATTGGTGATTACATCGAAAGTCTGTTTTTTAAGTGAGTCAAATATATTCATATTATCGTGCTAAAAGAACGTTAACAGTTGCGTCACCAGTCAATGCAGCAGTATGTGCATATCCTAAGAATACGTTAGTTGAAACAGTTGAAGTAGCGACTCCAGCAGCAATATAAACTTTTGCGCCCTGAGCGAAAACAGAAGCGTCTTTTGCGACAGCGTAAACACCTTCCAAGTTAACAACAGCAATCTCACCATTAGCGTAGTCACCAGCAGCAATTCCAGCAGTAGTTCCAACGGTAACAATACTACCAGAGGCAATATCAGCACCAGCAGTAACCAGTATAGTTTTTCCTTTTTCTACAAAATTTTTCATTTTATATATTTTTTAAAATTAATTTATCGTTTTAAAAACAGAGGCGATATTTAAACCGCCTCTATATTTTTTCTACTATGCCGGTGCAGCTCCGTTGTTACGGTATAAACCTCTCCAGTCTAAAGCTTTTGCAGCAAAAATCAATCTTGCTTTAACTTCTAAGCCATCGATATTGAAACCTTCTCTTTGGTCAATAAATAACTCTTCTTCTCCTGCTAAGAACGAATACTCAACAGTATCCAAGCTTGCCGGATCAGCAGCTAAGAACCATTCGTAATTTTCAATCTCAGCATCAACAACAAGTGTTAATCCAGTCAATGAACCTACAGGCGTATCAGATTGTTTTGTTGCAACGAAATTAACAGAAGTTAATTTTTGTGCTAAAAACTCGTTCTTTGGACCTACAATTAAATACTTTGGTTTCAAGTTTAATTTATTACCAGCAGCATCTTTTTGTTGTCTGAAAGAAGTATAAGCAACTGTTAAACTAGCTTCTGACAATGCAGTACCTCCTGTAGTTTGATTTGCAGCAGTTCCAACAAAGTTATTGTGTGCAGCAGAGAACAATGCGTTACCGTCTCCCATTACTGAGAATCCATTTGCTAATAACATTGAATAAACAATGTTTGATTGCAATCTTGCAGCAGACACAGCAAACGCTTGCGGAATTCTATCGAATGCTGATAAATCATCATTGATAATTGCTTCCCATGTAATACCGATAATTTTTCCGTATTTAGCAAGTTTGTAAGACTCGCCATTTTCAGAAAATGTACCGTATTTGTACTCAGCACCTTCTTTAACTTCTTCCAAGTTACCCAACATTTCAGATAAACGAACACGTGTAACGGCTCTAAAGTCATTCATTGTTGAACGTCTTGCCCAAGAAGTAAATGTACGTTCCTGAATAGCGTATTGCGCTAACAATGTACGGTTAACTGTATCCATTAACAATAATGGAAAATCAGTTGTGTGGTGCAATCCACGGATTTTGCCTCCAAGCGCAAAGGTTGCGATTTCTTTAGCAGACATGCCGGCAGTACGAACTCCTGAACGAATCAATGATTCCTCAGCAAAACGAAGTAAATTCATTCCTCTGAATTCGCTTGCAGCTCTTACGTTTTCTTCACCCATAACAGATGCAGCACGTGGATCAACTCTTAAAACAAGTGCGTTTGCCATTGCTGAACGAGTTTTTTCTTTGTCATCCTGAACCTGTGCAACAGTTGGATTTGGGTTTGCTGGTTGCAATTTTTCCCATTCTACCAAAGCACGTTGTCCGGCTGTAGCAAGGTCAATGTTTTCTTCAATTAAAGCATCGGCAATAGTCTGAGGAAGCCCTAAAGCTCGACAGTGTGCCGAAATACCTTTGATACGCGCGCGCTCTTCGGTCGCAGCTGCCGAACGTGTTGCATTTTCCTTGGCTTTTCTTTCCAATTCTAAAGCAGCTTTTTCTTCTTCAGTCATTTCGTTGTTATTTAGATTAATATTTTCTTTTTGTTCTTCTATTTGTTTTTCAATAGCTTCTTCAATTTCTTCAGTAGCTGGTTCCATTTCGTTTATAACAACTTCGTGTTTTCCATCATCTGAACGTACACGGCTGTTTTTATCTGCCTGAACAGGAACGAATGAAATTTCCGTTGCTTCCCATTTTGTAGCCTTGTAAACTGGTTTTGAACCTTCTGAACGTGTAACCTGATACTCATATACATTATATCCAACGGATACGCCTGTAATTATTTTATCACGAACCTTGTTCATTAATTCAGTATCATCTTCTGAATTGCCAAAACGAATTTTTGCAACTCCTACACCGTTTTCAAAACGAGCATCAGAAACAACTCCTACAACATTTTTAGAAACTTTTCCGTAACGCTCATGATTGTCTAAAGCAGGTGCGCCAGCATTTAAACGGCTTAAATCTCCGTTTTCTGGTTTGCAAACTAGAATTTCGTCAACCATTTCGTAAGAATCCCAGTCAAATGTTCTCACGGCTGTTTCAGTAGCAAAAACTACTTCTACGGTTCTGTCCGCTTCATTGAAACTTTCAGCTTTAAACTCAGCACGTGTGCGCTGGTTTGGCATTTGGACTATTTTTTTAGTTTCTGGCATAATATTTTATTATGTGTTAGACGTGTTTTTAGTCACACGTTTTACGTTTTACAAATATATAATTTTTTTCAATTACACAACGGTTTTTGTATTTATTTTTTAGACTGGTTTTTATTCTGATTTGCAGTAGG